TCGCCCGCCCCCTCGTCTCGGGAGGGTATATGGCAAATCAGCGGGTTGTCCGCGCTCTTGAAATTCTGCATGCCGTCAAAGAAAAACTTGACGAACAGGGATGGTTCGTATCGTCTAGGCTCATCTCTGACGCAGAGAATGAGCTTCTGCACCATCTTACCGATTTGAAGAGAGCTGATCGGGCAACGGCATGAGCGCGGCCAGAAAACCGCCGCGGGACTTGGCCCACAACGCCGAACTCGAACGCGCCAACCTCGAACATATGCTGACGCACCCCGAAGACCTGCCGGAGATGCGGGCCGTGCTCTCGCCGCGCGACTTCTACGACGGGTTCAACCGGAACGTCTACGAAGCGATCCTCAAGGCGCAGGACGACGGTGCTCCGCTTGACCATTGTTTCGTGTCAGCGGTGCGGGCTCGGCTCATCGAGCGCATCCCAGAAATGCCGAACGCGATCCTCGGGACGGCGCTCGCCCGGCTGATCGTGCCGTAGCGTGGGGTCAACCTCGAGGTGGCTCACTGCACAACTGCGCGCCCAAACCGTCAAGCGGGACATGGCGATCAAGGCGCTGGAACTCGCGGCGGCGTGCTCGAACGGGCACGAGCTTCCGCAGTTGGTAGAGGCGGCGTCGAAACTCTACCGGGAGGCGCTTGAGGCCGACCCGGACTCCCGCCGGCGCGTTCAGGAAACCGGCGCGGTGATGATCGAGATGGGCGAGGCGGCCCGCCAGCCAACCGGGGTCCGCATCCTCACCGGGATACCGACGCTCGACCGCGTGACCCGCGGCGTGTCCGAGGGCGAGGTCTTCACCATCGTTGCCCGCCCCCAAGTCGGCAAGTCCGCGCTCGCCACGCAGATCGCGCTCAACGCCGCCTGCCGATCGGAGCGCGTCGTTTTCTTCTCCCTTGAGATGCCGCGCGAGCAGACAGTTGGGCGCCTTCTCCAGCAGGCCACAGGCGTAGATGACGAGACGGTCGAGACTTGGGCACGGTGCAACTGGAAAGGGCTCACACCGAGACAGGTCGCGGCTACGGAGGCCATCAAGGAGCGCATCGTCGTGGTGGATCGCGGGCGCTCCGGCATGGAGCAGCTCGAAGCGTCCATGATCGAGGCGACCGCCGTCCTCAAGGGAGCCCCGCGGCTGGCCGTGGTCGATTACCTTGGGCTCCTTTCGACCGGCGCACGAAACATCCCGCTCTATCAGCGGGTGAGCGAGGCCGCGCTCGAGGTCAAGAGTTTCGCCAAAAGGCACCGGGTCGCGCTCGTGCTGCTGAGTCAAGCTGGCCGCGATCAGGACCAAGACCGCTCCGAGGGCGCCGGGCGGCTCGGTCTCGACAGCGCCAGGGACTCCGGCCAGGTTGAGGAGGCTGCGGACTTCTTACTGACGATGTGGCGGCCAGAGTTGGCGTCGAAGTCGAAAGACCCGGAGATGCGGAACATCATCGAAGCCAGCCTCGTCAAAAACCGGCGCTGTGGCAAGCGACCGCCGATCCGCCTGCGACTGAATCCGATCAGCACGGCGATCGATGAACTCGCGGAGGATCAAAGTTGAGCGACCAGATGAAGTGGTTCAAGTTGTGGGCGACAGCACCTACAGATGCCGAACTTCAGGCTCTCGATCCGTCGATGCGCTGGGCCTGGATCGGGGCCGCCTGCTACACCGCGATTCACGGGACCAAGGGAGTCCTGACCCTGCCGGTCAACGGGCTCGCCGGACTCGCTCTTTTCATGGCCGTGGAATCGTCTACCGTTACGGAAGCGTTACGCAAGCTGCCACATTTGACCGTCAAAATCGTTACGCGTAACGTTACCGTAACATGGGACAACTGGCAACGTTTCCAGCAAGATACCTCTGCCGCAGAAAGGATGCGCCGTTACAGGCAGAGGAGAGGAGAGGAGAAGATCCCCCCTACCCCCCACGAACAGCAACGACCGGCCTTCGTGAAAACCGAGCGCGAACCGGCGTTCGTTTCACAGACCGATGCCGTGCCACCCTGGGAGCAGGTCAGGGGTAAACGGTGATCTGGAAAAACATCCAGTTTCGGTTGTAGGATAGGCAACATGCAGAACGGCGGCGTCAGGCCGGGGTCGGGTAGGCCAGCCGGACAGATGGCCATCCCTACACTCGAACGCCGTGCCCTCTACGAACGCTTCCTCGTGGACGAGATGCGGGCCGCACGGGCCCAAGTGGCAGGAGAACAATACCGGAGGGCGGTCGCCAAGGACACGCACGAGCAGGCCGTCCAGGCGCTTGTGGCGATGATGTTCGAGGCATCGCAGCGGAAGGAAGGCGCGCGCGTCCTAGTCCACCTCGACGAGCGGATCAGCGGGAAGATCCCGCAGCCGCTTGAGACGCCACCAGCCCTCCCGCCGTTCGTCCTGATGATCGGCACCAACGGCGGTCACGTCGCGCTCGGCTACGCCCCTCAGGGCATCGTGCCGGGGATGGAGACCTTCATGCCTCCGGAGGTGAAGGCTCTACCGGCGCCAGCGGGGAACGGACACGGTGGGAAGCGCCGACCTCGCAAGGATAGGCCCTGACGCTTACGGCGTGGCCCCAGGCTGTGCGATCTTCGCTTGGCCGCTGTGACCCACGCTTCGCGCGTAAGCAACCTAGGGCAACGTGGCGCGTTTTAGAGGTATGCTGTGATCACCCCTGATCACCCCTGATCATGCCTATACAATCTCCGGTCAGTCTTGACATCCTGCGCGGCAAGACGCTCCTGCCGACGCAGGCGCGGTTCCTGTCCTCGCCGGCGCTCCGTAAGGTCTACATCGGCCCGGTCGGATCGGGGAAGACTGAGATCACCTGCGTCCAGGCGATCCTGCTGTCGCACTACTACCTGCCGAACAACGGTCTGGTAGGGCGGCAGACGTACCCCGAGCTGCGCGACACAACCCGCAAGCGGTTTATGGAAATCTGCCCGCCCGAGTTGATCGACGCGCGCAACACCTCGATCCCCGAGAGCGGCGGGGGCGGGCACGTCGCCTGGAAGGCCGGCGGGCGGACGATGTTCCGCCACCTCGACACCATGTCCGATCTTGAGTTCGGGTCGCTCGATCTCGGGTACGCCGCGATCGACGAGATCACGGAAACGCCGCAGCGGTCCTTCGACATGCTCGAAGCGCGCTCCGGCCGTCACTGGAAGGCCGCGCACCTCACGCCGGAGAAGTTCCCCTACTCGCCGTTGTTCGGCGGTGGCAACCCGGCCGGGCACGACTGGGTCTGGAAACGCTTTTTCGACGAGACGCGCGACGATGTCACGAAACGCATGTATCAGGGCTTTCAGCCGAAGCCGCGCGAGAACGAGCGCAACCTACCGCCCGGGTACTACGACACCATCGCGCTCGGCAAGCCGGATTGGTGGGTGCGCCGCTACATCCGCGGCGAGCTGTCGGCGCTTGAGGGCCTGGTCTGGCCCAACTTCGACGAGCAGCTTCACGTCGTCCCTGACCTGCCGGTGCCAAAAGAGTGGCTCAGGTACACCGGGCATGATCATGGTCGGCGCAACCCGACGGCCTGTCTGTGGGTCGCGGTCGATTATGATGGCTTCATCCTGGTCTACCGCGAGTACGAGGTCAGCGGGCCGACGCCGCCCGAGCACGTGCAGGCGATCCTGGCGCGTGAGCAACGGCAGAGCGACAAGATCGCCGAACGGTACGCCGACCCGTCGATGTTCTCGAAGACCATCCCGGGGTCTGCCGGCAAGTGGCATGCCGTGGCCGACGAGTACGCCGAGTGCGGCCTGGAGATGTTGCCAGGGAACAACGCCCAGCAGCCGACCCTTGACCGCGTCGGGGCGCTGTTGTGGGCCGACCCCAAGCGTCCGTTCCCCGACTGGCATCCGCGCGCCGGGCAGACCGGATCGCCGCGGCTGTTCTTCGTGCAATCGTGCCGGAAGACGATCGAGGCGGTATCGTCCTGGCGCTACAAGGAATACCGGCAGGGCGATCTCGGCCTCCGCGAGGAGCCGGTGGACTTCAACGACCACCTGCCGGATTGCCTGCGGTACGTCTGCACGGCGTTCCCGGAAGCCCCGGCGCGTCCGCGTCCGAAGCGCGACCTGACCGTGGGCGAGTGGCAGTCGCGGCGCCTGCGTGACAACTGGCGGCAGGTCGCAAAGAACGCGACCGAGCAGCGACGGGAGGCGGACTATTGACAGCATCCGCACCGGAGGCGTAGCGTGTCGCCCGTGAAGGCTGCCCCCTACCGCAAGCAGGTCGAGTGCCGGAACGGGTGGGTGCTGTTGCAACGCAAAACGCACGGGATGATGCTGTGCCGCTGCGGCTGGAAGTCGAAGAGCGTGCCGCTCGGCAAAGACCCGCAGGCGTACAGCGCGAAGCTCGACGCGGTGACGAAGGACCACGAGCGAAAGGCGAATCATGCGAGGGTAGCTCCAAAGAGCCCCGGGCCCATCCGGGATGGGTTGCCGGTGGAAACCCGGCCCCTCGCTCCACCAACCGAGGCGGCATGATGCTCAGCTGGCCGTGTAGGGGCTGCGACTCGAAAGACGGCGAGATCAAGCGCCTGACGCACGCGAACACGGAGTTGCTCAACCGCATCCTGGCGCTGTCCGGTCAGCCGCCGCTTGCGCCGCAGACTGGCACCGACGCGGACGACGACGCGCCGCTCACGCCTCCCGAGCTGGTCAAGACCATCGCCGAGATGGACGTCGAGGCCGAGGGTTTCCTGAAGGCGCTCGCTGATAAGCGCGACATGACGCCGGGGGACTTCGCCGATGCGTAGGCTCCTCGCCACCATCGGGCTGATGCTGTCCGCGCTCGCCTGCCACCACGGTCGCAACCATCACGTCGCCCCTGTCCCGTCGGCGGTCTGTGACGGGCAGGACGACGGCGATCACCACGATCAGCACGACCCCTGCGACGAGGACCGAGACTGATGCTTGACGCCGCCGCCAACGCCCCACGCGGCTCGCAGTACGGCAACCTCACGCAGGAGCAGTTCCGCAACCCGAAGTCCGAGACCGAGATCGTCGCCGCCCTGCACAACGACGTCACGTCGAGTGAATGGATCCTTGCGCCGATGCACCGCTCCTGGTACGAGGCGATCCTGTGGACGCTTGGCGAGCATTATCTCGAATGGAACCAGCGCACGCGGCGCTTTCAGATCCGTCCCGTACGCCTGTATGTCCCGCGGGCGGTGTCGAACCTGATCCTCGGTCGGGTCGAGCGCGGGATTTCGATGTTCAAGAAATCCATGCCGGCGGTGCAATACGCCCCGACCTCGACGCAGGCCAAGGACCGCGAGGCTGCGGAAAACGCCACCGGATCGATCCGCTTCAAGGACCGCCAGGACCGCGCCGAGTCGAAGAAGCGCGACCTCGCCGGCTGGGTCGTCGTCACCGGGACCGGCTACGTCATGGCGCGCGAGGACAAGGCCGCTGCGGAGCGCATCAAGCAGCCGGTGACGCAACAAGTCACGGACCCGATGACCGGGGAGACGCGCGAGGAGCCGGTGATCGATCCGGAAACCGGCGAGCCGCAGATGGACGAGATTGTGATGGCCGACGAGGGCATGGAGGTTTGCGCCCCGTTCGAGATCGTCCCTGACTGGAACGCGCGGTATCCGTGGGAGTGGCGCCGGTACACGCACGTCCGGGCGCGCACGCTCGACTGGGTCGGCCGCGAGTTCGGTTCAGCGGTGCGCGAGTCGATCAAGCCGGAGGCTCCGACCGGAATCGTCGGCACGATGGGTTACTACCAGCTCAAGGTTTTGGACATCCAGATGCGCGCCTCCCTGACCGGCAGCTACGGCCTGCCCTACGGGTATGGCGGCGCGATCGCCGACATGCGGTACATGGAGGACTCGGTCGTTGTGCTGACGCGCTACCAACTCCCGAGCGATGAGAACCCCGATGGCCGCTACCTGGTCGTCGCCGGCGGCAAGTCGCTGTACGACGGCCCCTACCCCTACGGTTCCAGGATCAACCTGTTCACCTTCCGATGGTCCGTGCTGCCGGGGAGCATCTTCGGCTTCGGGATGGTCAGAAACCTCATCTCGCCGCAGAAGCGGTATAACGGGATCTCGACGCAGATCGACATGATCCGGAAGACGATGGGGAACCCCTGGATCTTCAGCGACCGCAAGGCGCAGCTTTCGGTCGATACGCAGACGACCGAGCCGGGGCACCACTTCACCTACAAGAGCCGCCCGGGGATCTCGCAGCCCTTCGTCGTACCGGCGCACGGATCCGACGCCGACGCGAAGTACCAGCAGGAAACCGTCAAGCACGAGATGGACGATATCAGCGGGACCGAGGACGTACTGCGCGGCGTGAACCCGACCGGGGTGACGGCGGGCGTGACGATCGAGCACCTGACCGAGCAGGCGGTCGAGCGGTTCAAGCCGGCGATCGACGAGAACCGTGACGAGTTTCTGCGCCTGTACGACATGCGGATCGCCATCGCGCAGAAGTCGAACGCCTGGGCGCAGCCGCGCGAGGTGCAGATGGTTGGCTCCAACGGGCGGACCTCCTCGAAGCCGCTGTCAGCCGCCGACATCACCGGATCGTTTTCAGCCGAGGCGGAAGATTCGAGCGCCGCGACCATCTCGCACGCGGTCAAGCGGCAGAATATTCTCCTGCTGGTGGACAAGGGTGGCATCTCGCTCGAGTCCGAGCGCAATCGGGATCTCCTCCGCAAAATGTTCGGCGCTCAGGAGTTTTCCGAAGACGTTGACCTTGATAGACGGCGGGCCGAGGATGAGAATGAGCGCATGTACGCAGGCGAGGTCATCCACATCCAGCCGATCGACGACACGGCGGTACACGTCGATACGCATACGGCCGAGATGAAAAGCGATCGCTTCCAGCACAACACGCCGCGCGACATCCAGCAAAACTTCTACGCGCATCTCAAGGAGCATGCGGTCTCCGAGCTTCAGGCGCAGCAGGCGCGGGCGGTGCAGGAGGCAGAGGCCGCGGGGATGGTGCCGCCTGGCGCACAGGCCGGAGGACCACCGCCTCCGACCAACGGCGGGATGCCACCAGAAGGTCCGGCCATCGGGAATGCGCCCGCAGGAGCCGTCCAGTGAAACCAGCGCCATCGAAGCCCGCGAAGGTTGCCGAGACCACCGCAAGCTCGGTCCACGTCACGATCGTCCCGACGAAGGAGGAGGTGCCGAAGAGCGGGCGGATGTGGTGTCCGAAGTGCGGCAACGTCGGCGGCGGAAAATTCTGTCCTGAGTGCGGCGAGAGAACAGTCGCGGCGAAGGGCCAAGACAAGACCTCGGACGAGGACCAGGATGATTGACGCCATCAGTCGCCGGGCTGCGCTGCGTCGTCGCGCGATGCAGGACTACCGGACTCCGGAGACGACTGGCCCGCACGAGTCAGCGGATCGCGCCTCGCTGATCTTCACCGGAGTTCCGGAGGGCGAGGCCGCGAGCGCGGCAACCCGCTTCGGCCCGCGCGGCTTCAAGATGGCGAAGGATATCAGCGAGACGACCGGGCAGTACGCAATGCGCGTGCTCAAGCCGATCGTCAGCAAGGCCGGGCAGATGAGCAAGTCGTATCGGAACGCTGTGCGGGCGGTGGTGCGCTGATGCCCTACCCGCAGAAACATCCGAATCTAGTAAAATCTTCAAAGACAGGCCGAAAACAGGACAGTCGCTACATCGCTTCTGTGTGCGGCCACGAGGTTGGAGGTCCGCATTATTCCCAATGCAGAGCCTGTTGGCGCGCAGGGTGCAAGAATACCCGAGATGGATACTCTTGGGAATCTGTTGGAGGTCGAAGGGCTCAAACACATAGACGTATTGCAGAGCAAGTGCTTGGGCGCTCTCTACGTCGAGGCGAGGTTGTTCACCATATCGACATGAACAAACTGAACAACCGGAACGACAATCTTCTCATTTGCACTCAGTCCTACCATATGTTCCTGCATGAACGAATGGGATTCGTATGGGCGGAAGATTATCGACGCAGGTCTGCGTCCATTGATAGCGATTTGTCTATGGCCACCTCTCCGTAGGAGTGATAATTGCCTAGCGTGAGCAAGGCTCAGCAATCTTTCATGGGCGCAGAATTGGCCCGTGCCCGTTCAGGAAAAAGGACTAAAACGCACATGAGTATTTCGCAACTCCGTGACTTCGCAGGGACGAAGCGCGGCGGGTTGCCGATGCGGAAGAAGGTCTCGACCGGCTTCCGGCAGGCGGTGAACGGAGCGCACCGATGAAACTCATCTTTGAACATGCGATGGCTCGTGGATACGTACGATCGGAAGAGTTAACACCAGAGGAGAGAATCCACGCCGCAAGAGTAGCGCGGACACAAAGAAACCTGCGGCGACAAATGAAGTCAATCGATCGTGCGGTGCGCGCCAGAGAGATGGACATGGGGCACGGACTCCGACTGTCGATGGAGTTGATGCAGGATTACATTAGCCTCCATCCAGCAGCGGGATATTGCGCGCGGAGGTCCGTGACCTAGACGAGATTGCCGCCGCGGCGCCGGCCAGCGCAGCGGTTCCCGAAAGGGACGGAAAGATTGAACGGCTTCGAGGAGCCTCGACTCTTCGGAGCCGTTTTTCTTTTCGGGGACGACGCACTTAACGAACGCGCCTTGCGAGTCCTGCGGGACCACCAAGAGGCCACGATGCCCAAGGCAGCACCGGAACAGACAGCAGCAGAGGAAATCACGGAGCGGGTGAACGAGGCCCTCGAAACCGTCGAGGAACCAGGCGAGGTTCAAGCCGAGCCAGGCAAGCCGAAGACGGAGGAGGAGCCCAAGCCCGAGACCGTGACGATCGACGGGCAGGAGTACGCCCTGGAGGACGTCCGCAAGTGGAAGTCCGGTCACCTGATGGAGAGCGACTACACGCGCAAGACCCAGGCGCTCGCGCAGGAACGGCGCGCCCTGGAGCAGCGCGAGTCGGCGCTCGGTCAGCTTTTGGAAAAGTACGAGACCGCGCTCAAGTCGTTCACGCCCGCCGACCCCGCAGCCGAGGAGATCGAGATCGACCCTCGCGCCAAGCGGCTATTCGACGAGCGCGACCGCAAGATCGCCGCCGCGATGCAGCAGATCGAGGAGTTGCGCGGCTCGATCACCGAGCGCGAGCAGACCGAGCGGCAGGACCGGATCAACCACGAGATCGTGACCGTGGCGGACGAGACGTTGCGCTCACTCCTCAAGGACAAGAAAGTGCCCGAGGATCAGATTGAGCTTTACCGCGACCTGATCGCCATGCGCGACCCGGACTGCGCGGACCCGATAACGGGTGAGCTGTCCAAGCAGAGCATCGCAGACGCCATCCGCCGGGAGTTCGCGCCGGTTCACCAACGCCTCGCGAAAAGCATGGGAGCGGCCACCAGCCCGACACTCAAAAAGGAGCCTCCCGCTCGGCCCGCGGTCAAACCAGGGCCAGCGGCCAAGGCTTCCCCCAACGCGCGCCCCAAGGACGCCTTCGACGGCAGCCGGGAACATTTCATGGACCGGCTGAACGCGGCGATGTCTAGCGGGGGCGGTGAGGACTACTGATGGCCGATGTCAACGCAACCAACATCCCCTCAGGCCCGATCTGGGCCATCTTCAAAGAGGTGTACGGCGACCGGATCGCCATGCAGGCGAACGTGCTGCCGTTCATCTACAACGAGTTCGAGAAGTCGAAAACGCCCTTCGGTGGCAAGTACTTCACCGAGCCGCTTCAGGACGAGGGCGGCCAGGCCGTCGGGTCGTACAACGACTCCGAGCAGGTCGCGGACTCACAGGCCGAGACCACGAAGGAGATCCAGATCCGGCCGCGCTTCCACTACGCGACCATCCGGATCTCGGGACCGGCGCTCGCCGCGGCCCGGAAGAACCTGTTCGCCTTCGTGCAGACGAAGGACTTAGAGGTCAAGTCCAAGACCAATTGGCTGATCTCGCAGCTCAACGCCCAGACATACATGCAGGGTCGGGGCATCATGGGCGCGATCGTCGCGCCGATCACCAACGGTGCCGGCGGGTCGTTCACGCTGGACCTGACCCAGAGCGCGGCGCATCCGACCTCGCCCAACTGGTTCCGCAAGGGGCTCAAGGTGGATGTCTGGACCTCAACCCTGGCGGCCCGGCGCAACTCGGGCGATACGACCACGAAGAACGTCGGCTGGCAGATCGCCTCGTACAACCGGACGACGAACCTGATCACGATCGTCGCCGGGCAGACAACCGCTGGCGTGGTGGCGGGGGACCTCATCTGCTTCGAGGACGCGCAGTTGACCGGCGCATCGGCTCCGACCGATGCGGCCGGGAAGCAGATCACCGGCCTCGCAACGCTCGTGGACGATGTGACCGAAGGTCCGCAGACGCTCCAGAACGTGGACCGCAACGTGTTCACGATCTTCCGCGGCAACCGTCTGGCGAACGCCGGGGTCAGGCGATCGCTGTCGCTCGACCTGATGCAGCAGGCGTTCGACCAGTCGGAGATCCTGAGCGGTCAGCCTCCGGATCTCGTGGTCGGCGGCTTCGGTCAGCGCCGGCAGTACCTCAACCTGCTCTGGTACGACGCCCGCTACCAGCCGGAGGAATTCCGCGGCGGGTTCCGGGTCCTGAAGTACAACGGGGTCGACTTCTACGTCGACAAGGACTGCCAGATCGCCAGGATCTACTTCCTGAACCGGACGATGCTGAACAAGTTCGAGGTGCAGCCCATCGGCATCCTCGACCAGGCGGGGCCGCAGATGGAGCGCGTCCCCAAGTTCGACGTGTACGAGATCCTGATCGGCGGCTACTTGAACATGGGCGCCATCAGGCCGAACGGGAACACCAAGCTTGTGGATCTGATCGAGCCGTAAGGACTCTCCCTGCGGCGGGGCGTCCGGTTGCTCGTAGCTTCCGGGCGCCCCCTTTGGAGGCCTTGCTGATGAACCACGCCGAGATGACCAGACGCGCCCGGGCGGTTGATGCCGACCGGCCGTGGATCGAGAACCCCACGATCATGGCGATGATCCGGGGCTACGACGACCGGCTGTTCATCTACTACGACAAGAGCATCAACCGCTACTGCGTGGCCCGCCGCGGCGACGTGCAGACCCATTTCATCGCTGTCTGGCAGGACGAGCAGGGGGCCTTCCTGCCGATCGACCGGCGCCTGTTCGAGGCGGTCTGCCGGTGGGATATGCGGCCGCCGCGGCTCGACGCCGAGAAGTCCGCTGATGCCCTGGCGGCGAAGATGGACGCAGAGGACATCGCCAGGACCGAGAAACTGGAGAAGGATTTCGAGGACGACGTGGACCACCTGACGAAGGACAACAAGCGCGTCATCCAGAAGGCGATCGACAAGGTCGTCTGAGGAGAGACCATGCCGAAGCTCACCAACCCCGACAAGAACAACGCCGTGATCGCCCATTACGCCGGGACGCCCTACACGATCCCGGCCGGCGGGTCGATCACGGTCGAATCGCACGAGGCCGCCGCGAAGCTGCACGCGGACCTCGCGCCGCTCGGGGTCACGCTCACGCCTGACAAGAAGGCCAAGGAGTAACGATGGCGCATCTCTGGAACCCGACGAATCTCCCGATGTTCGGCCAGTACGGCGGCATCCAGTACGCCTTTCCTCCGAAGACCCGCGTGACCATCAAGAACCGCCGGGAGCGCGAGGAGATCCACGTTGCCGAGGACATCGCGGCCAAGATTTCCGCCGACCTGTCGCCGCTCGGTCTGATCCTTGTGGACGACGAGAACCCCATCCCGATGGAGGAAGGTGAGCGCATCAGCCGCGAGAACCTCAAGGCGTTCATCTCGGGACTCATCTCCGACTTCAACGACCTGAACGCGGCCCAGGCGTCTGAGAACCTGAAGATCTTTCAGGTGCCGAAGCACTACCGTGAGATGAAGAAGATCCTCGACGAGCTGAAGTCCGAGGACGACGAGGACTCGGATGGCTTCATCGGCAAGGAGAAGCTGGAGGAGATCCGGGAGCGCGGTGAGATCAACCGGGACCAGGCGTTGCGGGCCATGCTGGCCGCCGCCGAGTCCGGCGACCCCGAGGCGCTGATGGCCGCCGCGAAGGCGGCACAGAAGAAGATCGAGGGCGGGTCGCGCTCGGTCGAGGCCGCTGCCCCTTCCGACGAGTTCGTGACGCGCTCGGCGCCGGGCAGGGGCGGCGCGCAGCACGGACGCAAGCCGCCGGGGCGCCGCCGCGGGCGACCGCCCGCTTCTGAGGCCGCGGCCGGATGATCCAAAACACCCAGCGCCTCGTTGACCGTCTCCGGCGCTACATCCAGGAGCCGGTCGGGGTGCAGCAGGGCAACACCTTTGCCGATACTGACCTCGTGGACCTGCTGAACGAGGAGCAGGACGACATGATCGCCGCGATGGTCGAGGGCTCGGAGGACTACTTCGCCGTCTCGAAGGACATCGCCCTGTCGGCCAACGTCAACGCCTACCCGCTGTTCGGCGGGTGCCTGTTCCTGAGGAAGGTGCAGTACATCGGGGGTGACATCGTGTCGCAGACGAACCCCACCGACATGATCGAGTCGCGCTTGGTTGAGGGCTCTGACTCGGTGGGCGGGACGGCCACCCCGGATCAGTCGCAGTACTTTTACAACTACTACGGGGATGACCTGAACGTCGCTCCGACGCCGACCTCAGACGTCAATCCCGGCGTGCGCGAGTACGCCATTCGTGATCCAGGGCCGCTGCTTCTGGAGACTGTCGGAGCGGGCGGGATCGTGGACGCCTCGCACATCAAGTTCGCCTCCCAGGACGCCCCGGCAGAGGACGACATCCTCATCGGGACATACCTTGACATCGTGGCCGGAACCGGCATCGGTCAGCGGCGCAAGATCACGGCCTGGACGGGCGCGACCCGCCAGGCCACGCTCGACGTCGCCTACAGCCCAGTGCCGGACGCGACCTCGAAGTTCGCCACCGAGTCCCGCATCGTCCGGCTGTTCCACAACATGCTGGCGATTGGCGGGGCGATCCGGGCGAAGACCGTTCTCGAGGAGGACATCTCGAAGCTGGTCGGCCTGTACTCGAAGAGTCAGGAGCGGTTCGAGGACTTCATCTACAAGGCGCGCACTGGAGGGCAGCGGGCGTTGCAGGTCGTTGACTTCGACGTGATCTAGGGGGCGCGGCTTCCCCCGAACCACGACCGGCCCGACCGCGCGGGCGGTGGAGTAAGGAGCCCACATGATCAGACTCGCAAACGCGAATCAGTTCCTCCTCGAATTCGGAGTGTCCAGCGGCGGATCGCTTGACCCAGCCGCCCCGGCCGCCCCGAACGTCACCCTCAGGTTGCAGCCGACTTCCTCGAAGGCCACGCCGATCATTCTCGCGGCCCCGTGCGACCTTCAGGTCCTGGCGCTGGCTCTGGCGATCGGCACCGTCGGCGCGGTCGGCAACAGCGTGGACTTTCGCGCCCGCTACAAGGTCGTCAGGTCAGGCTTCGACGGCACGATCGGCGCGGACATCACCTCGCTCGTGGACGCCCTGAACTGCACGACCGGGTCGGTCTTCGTCGGGGTCGCCGGGTCGCGTCTGATCGCTCCGGCCATCGACCCGAAGGCCATCGTGCCGCTCGGGACGCTCCTTCAGGTCAGTTACGTCGAGAGCGGGACCATCGGCACGGCGACCCGTCCGATCGTCGTTCCGATCGGTCTTGTGATCCAGGCACAGGCCAGCATCGACCCGAGGGACTCGGCCTACAACCGCTAATGCCGCTTCTGGAGCTTCTTCCAGACGCGGATGGGGATTTCGCGGCATGGACACCATCACCGGCGTCAATACCGGCGCCATTTCAGGCCCTTCAGGATCCAAGTGGAGCGGACGGGGACGGCTCCTACGTCCGCTCCACCGCCGCCGGGTCTCTGTGCCTCGTGAAGGCGAGCGCGATCCCCAGCCTGCTCCGCATCCTTTCGGTGGCGTTCGTGTCGATCCGGGCGGTCATCCGCAGGACCGCGATCGCCGGCCCCTCCGGCATCTTCGCCCCGGTCGTCGGGATTTTCCAGTTCGTCGGCCCGGACGTTCTGGCGGACACGGCGTACACGGAGTACGACGGCAGTTCGTTGCCCCGCTGGCGGGCCGAGGTCAACCCGGCGAACGGTCAGCCGTGGACCTGGGCGACGGCCTTGGCGGCTCAGGTCGGGCTCGTGGACAACAGCACGGACGACCACGCCCTCAGATGCACGATGTTGCGGAAGCAGATTTGGGTCGAGTACTCGCTGCGCGGCCCGGCGGTGCGCGGGGACTTTCATGGGTGATCTGAGGGCGATCGAGGTCTCGGACTTCGGCTTCGGGCTGATGACGAAGCTGTCGCCGACGCAGCAGCCACCCGGGGCCGCCCTGATCTCCTACGACTGCGACTACAACTCGCGCAACATCGGGAACCGGAAGGGATTCGCCCCGGTCCTTGAGAACGGCCCCGGGGCGATCAAGGTTGCCGATTTCGAGTCCGGCGAGGCATGGTCCGGGGGTGCCGCCGATACGACCAACTTCGTGTTGAACGAGGCCGCGGCGACCGGAACGCAGGGACAGTCGTTGTCGATTGCCGGTGGTGCCGGTGTTGTAGAGATGTTCCTGACGATCGCACCGACGAACATGGGCACTGGACTGCTCGACGTGTTCCACCTGTGGGTGAAATGCACGGCCCTGCCGGCGACCATCACGGCCTACGTCCTGACGCTCAGGTTCCAGTCCAGCGGAGGCAATTACTACGAGGCGTTCCTGATCAGTCATCAACCGGCACCGCTGGCGCTACCACCATCGGAAGACCTTGAAGTCGGCCTGTCCAAGTATTACCGAAAGCGCCGTGGCACCGTCACGGACCCGATTGCTAACGGCTTCCTGAAGGTCGGCAATCCCGACTGGACGGCGATCACCGAGATTCGCGTCCGCGGTCAGGCGGTCGGATCAGGATCGGTTGTCGTGACCGTTGACAACCTCCACCGCACGCCAGGTTTGATGCAGGATCTTTTTCAGTTCAGGCGCGAGACTGGGGCATACGCCGGGGCGACTGACTTCTACGCGGTGACGAACGGCGTGCTCTACCGCAGCAACGGGACGCGCTGGGTCTCGATCTTCTCCGGCTTCAACACCGATCGTCCGGTCTACAGCCTGAGCGCGCAGAACCGCCGGGTCCTGACCGACGGCGTGACCACGCCGCGCGTGCTGATGGCGGACGGCGCGACGGTCTACCGTCTCGGGATCGTGACGCCCCCGAAGCAGATGGCGGCCTCGCAGATCGGCGGCGGCGCTTTGCCGGACGGTGACTACTTCGCCCAGGTCCTCTACTACAGCAGCATCACGGGGGAGTTCAGCGCGCCGGATGACCGCGTGCCGAAGACTAAGATCGTCACGATTGCTTCGGGCGGCAACGCCGCCGGGATCAGGTTCTCGAATCTGCCGGTGAGCACGGACCCTCAGGTCACGCACCTGATCATCGGCATCCGGCCATCAACCGAACCTGAACTGTTCTTCCGCGCCTCCGATGGGCTGTACGGCGAGGTGACGAACGGGACCACGATCTTCGACTTCAACGGCCCAACAGCGAATCTCGCCACTCTCCTGGCCCGCAGCCTGACCGCCATAGACCCCGACCGCGACTACCCGTCCGTCGTCGATGCCACCACCGGGCAGCCCGTCGAGGCGCACCCGCTCTTCCTGGCCGAGGCCGGAGGGTATCTTCTGACCGTGATGGCCGAGCAGCCGACGGTCGTCCGCGTGAGCCGGTTCCGCGACGTCGGGTCCTGGGAGATCGACGACGAGTTCCCGATCGGCGAGAACGACAACGAGCCGGTCACAGGGATCGCCGTGAGTGCCGGTCACGTCATCGCCATGAAGCGGGACGGGGTCTACCCCGGGCGCGTAGTCGGCGGTGACGACAAGGTCGTGTTCGATCCACCGATCAGCGACCGCGGGGCGCTCTCGCACAAGGCGATGCAGGTCATCGGATCGGTGCTGTTCTACCGGGCGATGGACGGGATCTACGCGCTCGCGCCGAACATGATCGCTACGAAGATTTCCGACCTGGCGCAGCCGACTTGGCGCGAGTTGTGGGACCCCTACGCCGTTGGCTTCGAGGCTGCGGTGCCAGTGCGCGACACCGAACACGTCGTTTTCTTCGGCCGGTCGCTCGGGCAGTTGCGGAATGACATCGGCTGGGTCACGCACTACCGGACGGTCGAGGTCAGGGGCGCAGGTTCGAAAAATACCTTCCCGACCTGGGCGCCGACACTCTGGCGGATGCCGGCGGACGTCGCAACCGAGATCCGGCCGCAGGGCGGCGACGGCACCGGCTGGGAGTCATGGATCGGCGGGAACGGCCAAGTGTTCCGGCTCAACTACGGTTTCGAGGACGATGGCCGAGCGGTGTTCATGCAACACCGAACCGCCTTGATCAGTCCGGCGCCGATCCTGGCGTGCCTCTTCAGGTTCGTTGAAATCGAGGCTCTCTGCTCCGGGCAATTCAACCTGACGGTAGCCGCCTATCTCGGAATGGCGATCAGCGCGGACGCCTCGCCAAGCGTGCCATTGAAAGGAAATGCCGACATACTCGGATCGTTCGTCCTCGGCACGGACGTTCTGGGGACGCCGAAGTACATCGCACAGCGGGTGACACTGCCCTTGCGGGCGTCTCGCTATCTGAGCCTTGAGCTATCGATCCGGGCGCGATCCGAGGTCGAGGTCTATCGCCTGCGGCCCCGCTACGCTCCCCTCGGGGCTCGGAGGTTCGCGGCATGAGGCGGATTGGGATTGCCTTCGTGGACAACGATCCGAACCGCCAGCGGCTTCACCGCGAGGTCGTGGAAAACCTGAATACGCTTGTCGGGTCGGTGGCTGAGACGGGGACGCCGCCGACGGCGAATACCGAGTTCGCGGTCGAGCATGGGCTCGGGAAGATCCCGAGTGAGTTCCAGACCTTGATGTCGGATGCCGCCGGGACCGTGTATCGTTCGAGCGTCAACCGCTGGTCCGACCGGCTCGCCTACCTCAAGTTCTCGGCGTCCGGTGGGCCTTCGGTGCGCGTCAAGCTGAGGTTCAGGTAGATGAGCAATTACGTTCCTCCTGGAGATCTTGCGGACGGCGTGCCCGTCACGGGCACGATCTGGAACGCCCTCAAGAACGGGATCGCCAGTTTTTTGAATAACTCGAACCTGGGCGACGGCAACATCAGCGCGAACCCCGCCGAGCGCATCGCCGGGTCGAAAGTCGATCTCGGAAGTGGTGTCCTGGCAAGCGCGCACCATACACGCCATGAGCCGGGCGGCGCGGATGAGGTCCAGGACATCGACATCCTGAACACCGGCACGATCGTCAGCGCTCACGCCTCGCGGCACGCCTCGGGCGGCGCCGACCCGCTACCGGCAGGATCAATCTCGCCGTCGATGCTTCAGTCCGGTGCCGTTCCAGATTCCCTGCTGGCGTCTCGGAAAGATGCCGAGACGTTCTTGGCCAAAGCGTTCGGTCTGACCTTCACCGAGCGCGGGAAACTGTCCTTTACGCACCCGAACGCTACCGCCGACCCGCGCAGCGCCGGTATCATCCGCAGTGGCAAGGTTTATTTCGCCTGCCCGGGGATCGATTCGGTCACTCAGCTTGACCCGACCACCGGGACGTTCACCAACATCCAGTTTCCGGCCGGGGACGCGCCGCGAGCCATCTGCCTCATCGGGAGCGACATCTACGTCGCCATCAACGGCGACGGCGGGGCGATCAAGCCGAAGATCAAGAAGATCGACTCGAACAACGTGATCACGACGATTTGCGACATCACGACGGATGGGGCCGGCAAGATCACTGCGGCCAATGGCGTCCGCTACCTCGTGCCATCGCCTGACGGGACGATCCTGTACGCCCTGGTCTACGCCGCAGCAGTCCTGCGGTGGGTCGCGCGAATCTCGGTCACGCCGACCTCTGGCGTCCTGCACTCGTTTGACGCTGGTGCCGCCGCGGTCCTGTCGAGCTTGTACTACGTCAAGGCCGGGTCGAACGATTACGTCGTCTGCCTCGACAACGGCACGGACGCCACGAAGACCATGATCCGGCGCCTCGCTGCGGCCGACCTGACCGGGAGCACGACGGTTCTGACGGCCAGCAACAAAAACGCCGCGACTCAGGGCGTGTACGACGGGTCGATGCTCATTATCTGGGATATCGGGGCGACTGCCGCTATCCGAATCTGGGATGTGGCGAGCACGACGATGGTCGAGGCCGCGAACGTCGGCATCCCGACCAACGTCCCGACTGTCGGCACCGCCCCGCAGGGGAACTCCCAGCCGGCGTTCTTCGACGGCCGGGCGGCGTACTTTGCCACAGACACGACAAGCTCGACAATTATGGTCATCCGCGCCGGTATTTACTCAAGCGCCTACAACATCAGGGTTACTTCCGTCGGCGCCAAGCCCGTGCAGGGATTCGCAACCGATGGGATAAACTTGTGGTGCGGACTCGGCAACACAGCGTTCTTCGACCGCATCTGTCTCGCGTGAGGTGGCGATGGCTCGATTGCTGATGAAGGCGGACGGATCGGCGGTCAACTTCGGTGCGCCGTCCCCGGCGTCGGACGTGAACTACAAGGTGCTCGACCATCCGAACCTTGACGCGATCATCTCGGCGGTGGTGCTGGTCGTGATGGACGAGATCAATCTTGTAAGGACAGCCGGAGTAATCGGTCTGGCGGCGCGGACGGCGGACGACTGGAAGACGAAGATCGCGGCGAAGCTGCCATGAGACGAATCCTGATCCCGTTGTTGTTCTCGGTGACGCTCTGCGCCGCGCAGGAAGCGGTGACGCCGCCGATCGTAAGCCGCAAGTACCACCGCGCCACCATCGCCGACATAGCCGCGGGAAAGGTCCATCACACGCACCTCGAGGTGCAGGGATGGGTAACATACGTTCGCCGCGAGGACGACGGCGACCTGCACATCCGGATCTGCAACTCTCCGAAGGTGAAGACGCTCAACAGAGCGCGCTGCTTAATTTTGGAGTGCATCCCACGCATGCCATGCCCGGCACCCGACATCGGAAAGAAGATCGCGGCGCATGGGATACAGAGATTCGACAATGAGGTCAATCACCTGTGGTACGAGCTGCACCCTGTCGAAGAAGGTTTCTGGTGATGCGTGCTGCGGTAGGGGAAGTGACGGGTCACTCTCCGGATTCCAAACCCGGAAACGCGGGTTCAACTCCCGACGCCGCCACCATCGAAGTTGAAGGAGGTGGACCTGGCCTCTCGCCTTAGCAGCAGTCGCATCGGCCTATGCGAAGTACCGGCAGGGTAAGGCGGCTGGCGGACAGCCATATAGCCCGTCGCGCTCGTATTTGAAGGCGCTTGAAGCCTACCAGCGCGGCGACATCAATCGCCTGCACGGTGCCAATCCGTTCGGCGGAACCGACCTCGGCCTGACGCCCGAACAGATGGCCGCGAACATCGGCGGCGGTGTTGATCAAGCGCAGACGGAATACAAGTCCGACCTGTCGAACATCGAAGGACAGGCGGCCATGCGCGGAGCACCGGCGGCCACCTCCGGGGCCTTCTACCGCAACCGCCAGCGTGCGGCCGGGGGACTCCTGGCACGGTCGGCTGAGACCCGCCGGCAGGCCGTCATGACCGACGCCGAGCTACGGCGCCGCGACCTGTACAACCGGCTGGGGGCCGAGAGCGGTGCCCTGACCGGAAACGCCCCGATGTACAACTACGGCCAGGCCGTCCGCGGCCAGCAGCAGGGGGCCATGTGGGGCGGTCTGTCGAGCCTCCTGGCGGCCCTGTCAATGGGTAAAGGCGGCAGTACTGGCGGGACCGGCGGGTATACACCAGGCGTTCCATACGGCCGTTCCGGGAGCTTGTAGTGTTCCCAGGCGATCCCACGAATCCGCCCGCTCCGGCCCCGGTGGCGGCCACAGGAGCCGCTCCTGAGCCCACTCCGGCTCCGGTCAGGAAACGCCGGTCCATCAAGGGGTACAGTTTTTTGGATGCCGCGTCCCGGGCCGAGCACCCGATCGTCTCGGCGCTCGTGGCGAACGCCCTGGCCGGGCCGGACGCCTACAAGCTCCTGGGTGCCCTCCAGCAGCGCGAGGAAGCTCGCCAAGCGACGATGGCCGCGGCCTCTGAGAAGCGGTTCGAGTACGGGCGGAACCTGGCGCTGAAGATGGGCGATGTCGCGCCGCTCGACCCGAGCGATCCGCTCCGGCCGCAGTTCGAGAAGGCGTTCGGGGCGATGGCGACGGCCAAACCGCCAGAAGGATACCAGCACAAGCCGCCGGGGAGTTGGATCAAAAAATTGACCCCGCCGCCACATCGGCCAGTCGCCGGAGAGGGCGGGATTTTCGATGTCGGCCCTGGGGAAGGTGGCGGTCTGGAGGCGCGGCCGATTCCGGTGTTGCCGCCCCTGGGGGCACCACCGCCTACTCCGCAGGGTGCGCCCGGGGCCATCACGAAGCCGATGCCGATCCCTTCACCGACCGGCAAGGAACGCCCACAGCCGATCCAGCCTTCAAGAGGCAGGGCACCTATCCAGCCGATCCCGACGCATGAGCCGACCGGGGCGGGCCTGTTCCTGAAGCCGATTCCAAGAGCCGCCGCTGGTGCCGCCAGCGAGGGCAACGTGACGCTCAAGGAAGTCGAGGGTGGCAAGATCGCCAAGTACGACAAGAAGGGCAATTTCATGGGCTACGCCGAAGGCCCGGGTGGCGGGACGCAGTTCGCCAAGATCAGCGATCAGGACAAGCAGAAGGCCGAAGCCATCGAGCAGGTCGAGTCCAACATCAACGCGGCCGAGAAACTTCTGACCGGAATGGTTCAGAGCGGCGAGATGTTCCGCGGTGCCAAGGCAAGCGCCGCCCACTGGCTACCGCAGACGGTCACGGAATCATTCCCGAGCCTGGATCAGTACACAGCCTACGAGGGACTCCGGCAGGACATCGGCGCCGGGCTGCGACCGCTGGTCGGCGTCCAGAACATGAGGAACATCCAAGAGATCGACCGCATCCTGAAGAACGTAGCGACATCGGCCGCGAGTCCGGAGAGGATCGCCTTCGCCTTCCAGCGCGTCAGGAGTATGGTCGGAGCAGCGAAGCAGGCATTCCTGTCCACACGCCCGCAGATTGCCAATTACCTGTCGGCGCGGCGCGGTACGGTAGAACCGCAAGCGCCGCCTCCACCGGAACCCGCCCCTGGCCGCATCGATCTCCTGACGGCCCAGGCCCACAAGCGAGCGCTCGAACTCCAGCGTCAGAAGCGCGGGGGCCAGTGATGGCCGAAGACCCAACGAAGCCGATGCTCTGGCCGTACCTCCAACGTAGTACCCAGCGCACAATACCCGAAATGATGCCTGCATCCGTGGCTACCCCTGTCCCTAGCAAGGGCGGCCTCAAGGACGAGGAGCGCGAGCAGATCCGGGCCGATCTCGAAGCCGCGAAGTACGACCATGACGTGATCGAACAGACCATCAACGATCTTGACGCGCAGGCCGGGGCCCCTGGGCTACCTGGCGAGGATCTGATCGCACGGCCAGGGCCCACGGCGACGAAGACGCTCGTGCCGATGCTGCTCGCCGGAGCCGGTGGAAGCATCAGCCGAAAGTTCCTCGGAGAGGCGCTGACGCGACCGCTGGCGGCGGGTCTCGGGGAAGCTAGCGGGGCGTACACGGGGATGCGCCTGCCAGATCCGATCGGTCCAGGGGCCTCGCACGAGGAGGCCGAGAAGGCGGCTCTTCTCGCTGGCGGTTTCGGTGGTGGTGCCGAGGCCGGGATGAACATCCTTGGAGCGCGCGGTCTCGGCAGGATCGCAGCCGTCCCTGACGAGGCCGTAGAAGCGGCTCTGTCGAAAGGTCCGGTAGGAGCCGCGAAGATCACGAAATGGCCGTTCCGGCCCGCGCCGCCGAGAGCTACCGAAGACGTGCTCGCCCAAAAACTCCGCGGGAGCATGGCATCCGAACTTCCGGGGATGACGCAGGCAGATGAAGCGGTCGCACGCTACCCTGGCAAAGTCGAGTCGCAGCCTATCCGCACGAAACTACGGTCCATGATGCGGAAGCCGATCGGGCGGCGTGGCGTCAACCCTGGGCGCCTGCCGACCGAAGCCGAGGAGAGCGCGAACGCGGCCCTTCAGGACGCCATCGACCGTCTCCCCGGCCAGTTCCCGACGATGCAGGCGATGGAGGACTACCTGCGGCGTGTCCGCGAGCCGGTCGCCGATCAGTTCGGCGTGCCGGTCAAGCGTCTGACTTCACAGGACGTGAAGGAGCTTTCCGGCTTCGTCCGGCAGTACCGGGACACGCTGCTCGGCGGTGAGAAGGCGCCTGGCCCGGCTGGCTTCTCGGCGGCTCACAAGCGCCTGAAGGCGGTCGAGGCGATCAAGGAGAAATTCGAGGAACCTGGCGGCGAGCAGTCCATCGGAGCGGAGAGTCAGATCCGCCGCGCCGAGAACAACCAGGAATTGCTCCGGCGCATCCGGGCGGTCGATCCGAAGATTGCCGACGAGA